TATTATATAAACCGATTTCATTATCTACGAGATAATTTCTGCTAACTTGTGCGTTCTTATATTGGGAACAAATAAATTGATAAAGATTTCCAATAATTCTATATCTATCACTAAAACTGTGCCAAAATACATTACCATTTGTTGCACTTGATTTTGTCCAATCAACTGTACCTAAATCAACGCATACATAATCAATGACTAACTTTCCTTCCGTTGCCTTCCAAACTCCACCATAAACAGTATCGGGGAATGTTGCTGTGTGGGTTTCGCCTTGATAGGGTTCGTATTCTCCGCTATTTTCGTTAAATGTAATTAAAAAGTCCTTCAAATATGTTCCATTCGTTGACGAACCATAATCGAAACCGATTTTTTCAACTATTTTTCCGCTATCGGTTATAATTGTTTTTTCTGTTAATGTTGATACTACGGAAGGACAATTTGTAATACTCGTTCCGTCTGTATAAAATACTTTAACTCTCAAACCCGCACTACCCGTTGAATTAGTATATTTATACCAATAATCTAATTTGATTTGACCTTGGTATTTCATATTGTTTTCAAAAAATACGGCATTGTTTAAGGCTGAATTGTTAGAAATATACCAACTATCATCACTCTGTTTCACAAAGTTATTAGCGGTATAATAAGCAGTTTCATCAAACAAATTCTTCCCGCATTGATTCAAAACCACGCTATCCCTTCCGCTAATCGGTCTTATATTCGTTGGTGACGGATCACCACTTCCCGACTGAATCGGAGAGAAGGTTATTTCGCAAGATTGAACCACTTCCAAACCCAAATATGCGTCAAACGATATCGGATTGCCTGTTAAGGTGTGGTCTCCAAAAGCCTGACGGAGTACCTTCTCGGCATCATCCGCATAAATCGAATTCGGCACCGAGTTGATGTTTACATCCGCCACCTTCTTCGTGGTTGTGGTCGGTGTAATCGTATTGGTTACCGTCACGGTGTCTCCACCGCTTGTCGCTGCCTCGTTAATCGCTCCGATGATGTTCTTGCTTGTGGTCTGCAAATCTGCCGTGAAATTCATTTCCTTCGCAATATGCGTACCAACCGCACCAACCGTTGTTTTCTGGGATGCCAAACTTCCATTCAAATCCTGCGACATTGCAATAATGCCACTATCCGTAACTGTCGCAGCTGTAATCAATTCACTAAACTTTTTATCTGCCATATTATGCCTCCGTCAATGTGTATGTAACCTTCATGGTCTGTGCTGCGGTTTTCGTAACCGGGGTGCCGAGATTGTTAATGGTCGCAAGATACAATGGATTGTGGATGATGAACCCGTAGTCATAAGACAGCAGACCACGCATCATCTCGTACTCGCCATGCTGTGTGAATACCGAGTATTGTCCTGCACCACCACCCTTGGTATGCAGGTTAATCGGTTTCAATGTATCCGCCACCGCATTGTACACCATCATCGCATCGTCCTTCTTAACGCAGAACAAATCAGGAGCAATCAGATCGGGAAATGCATCATAATTGGATCCGCTGCTGACGTTGGAATCCGCTGTATCAGCGAGGAATTCGCCAACAATGGTGCTGTTTGATGCATTGAAAATCTCATAATATCCACTCGAAGAACCGACAATCGCATAACCGCCCATCACGAATTTGGATGTCCACTTATTCCCGACATGAACTGCTCTTGAACTCGAATTGGTGATTGTATTTACGGTAGCTGTGCCAGATGTTACGTTATATTCAATGTAGTACATATCATCCCCAGCATTGACCGTCACGTCACTTCCGCAGAACATCCGAATGATGCCTTCCGCAACCACCTCGGGAATGCCGAGATTTCCTCTCCATCCACTCGGAATGTCGGAACTCAAATCGAATGTTGCGGTGGAAGAACTTCCATCGAAGATGGTGCCATTCGTCACAGGTCTCTTGACCTTTGTTACCGTCAGGACTCCGCTGTTGTCCAAGCTGAATGTATGCTGAATGTTCTTCGACCATGCCTCGAATGCATGGGTCTGCGGATTGCTTGTGCTTATCGCTCCACCATACTGAACCTTCTGATTGGTATTCATGTAGTATTCATCAAGCCGACCTGCCACATTGCCATATCCAATCCCGCCACCGACATTGGAAGTCAAGCAGACACAACCGATTGTTCCGTTTGCTTGATCTGTCGCAAAATCGTACACCTGTGTGATTGCACTTGCCGATGCACTCGATTCAATTTCATTCCAAGACCCGGTCTCGGTGGGAAGTCCGGTATGTGTCAATCCGCTTTTTGCATTTCCAACCATCAGATTTCCACCTGGCATGAACTGTGTTCCCGCTGTGATCGCATCACGGAACAGGAATAGACCACCAACCTTCGTCTTCCAATTGTTCTCAAAGGTGAAGTGTGAATTCAGGTCAGAGAATAAAGTGTTATTCCCTGCTACAAGGCAACCATAGTCCTTGTGGTAATTCTGCAAGATGGCACTTTGGAAGGTGTTGTCACTTTCCACTCTTTCCACCAAGCCTGTCTTGACATTTTTCAGCACAATGCTTGTGTGACCATGCATCATCGGTCCTTTGACGTTCTCCAAATCATAACAACTGCTTTTTTGCGTTATTTTCATAGCTACTCTCCTTTAATCGTATTCTGTTACCAATACATCTCCGTCTTCTGTCAGGAAGGTTTCCTCGTCCTCGGTTATCAGACCGAACTTTGCGGTGTACACCATAATCGTCAACGATTCGGTGGAACCGCTGTATGTGGTCTCGGAAATTCCCCAAGAAGATGTGGGATCCGTAATTGTAACCGCTGTCGGGGTGTCCAAATCCACCACAACAGATTCCTGTGATGCATCGAATGTAACCTCTATCAACTGCCATCCCGGTGCAACTTCCTCAACATCGATGGTTCCATCCCACTTGCTGTCTCCAACCAAGCCGACACCGAATGCGAACAACCACAATCCACCCATGTCAATGTCTATACTTCCGCCTTTTGACTCCATATACACACGGAATGTGTTGATTACACCCGCTGCCATCGGCAGGATGTACATCAGATGCAGGACGTGGTCTCCGTCCACCCATGTCTCTTCCGGGTGGAGTGGGTCTTCAACTGAATCCACCAAGTAGGACACAATCCCACGCACCGCCATGTCTGCAATATCATCCCAGATGTCTTGGAGATAAATCAGATTCCCCGCATCTGGCTGATAACTCTTCGATGTAGCCTTTGCCAAGCTGACCAAGTTGACCTCGATGTGGATGGATGCCTTGGTGTCTGTACTCGCTGCCAATTTCAGCTGACAGATTTGTTTTTTCTCGGTATCTCCGATATGAATGGCAGCGACATTTTTCAGCTCGTAAAAGCCTGTTTCGTTTTTGGATGTCTTGTTTATAAGACCCTGAATGTTCTTGTCTGATTTCGACATTCCCTGTTTGTTCCACGGAATGCCCTTCATCTGATAATCGCCATCATAAGTCCATGCATAATACATGATGCAGAACTTATTAGTTGCCGAGCCGAATCCATTCGGAAGGAGCAACACATCCCCAAGGTCATAGTGGATACCAAAAGGAATGGTCACTTGCTGATTGCAATATGCAATTTCCGACAAGCCATTGAGGATATTGGCAGCATATACCTGCCTTTGTGCCTCGGTTGTTTGAAAGAATGGGTTGGTTCCAATGTTCAGGGTGTATCCATTGTCCACGGATGCATGATAATACAATGATTGTTCATTGACTTCATCGTTGATATAGATGCCCGTGTAGGTTACAATCTCATCACCATAAGTCGAATTCATTTCCCGCACGTCCGCAGGATAGGAATCGTCAACCGTTGAGTGGTAATTCCGCAGAACCAAATGCCCTGCCCTGTCTATCGTTGCGAATGCACAGAGTGAAACCGCCACCCAATAGATAACATCCCGCCATGTTTCCACATCGCCCTGTGTTCCCATTGTGAGTGGAAGGTTACCATTCGGCATAGCCTCAACCTGTGCTCTTGTCATGCCAAGAGTGACACCACATTCACTACAAGCCAGAGCCAAGATGTCATACGGGTCACCACTACTTCCCTGTGTCCATGCTGCCGACCTGTCAAAATTATCCATGTGGTCGAATGCCTTCACGGTGGTCAGACCATTGGAATGCTCGGCAGAATAGATTTTATACACACCAATCGGAATGGTGGCGGAATTATTCACGGACACACTCGCTGTGATCTCCAATCCCACCCATGCATTTCGGTTAATATTCATTCCCGTAAATGTTGCGGTTAATTCCCCAATATACACACCACCAAGCATGAAGTTGGATGTATCTGTGCATTGGTTGGTTATCTTGAAGGTTCCACGAATGACATTGTCCTTTGTAAATGATTCCGCTCCGATTGTGCCTGTCAAATTATAGGTTTGTATATTGTCTTTTGCTTTCGCCAATAACTGATACATAATCTCTCCTACATTTCAATCAAAGTGAATTTGTATTGCCAAACACCTGCGGTCACATCTGAAAGATTCTCGGAACCATGCACCAACTTCTTGGAGTATTTCCGCATCCTCATGTTTTTCTTGACATAAGCTGTTCCCGCTGCGTTTGGAATGCTGACTTCAATCACATTGTTTGCGGTGTAAAATGTCTCGAATGTAGTTGTCCAAGAACCGGGGAGCTGATAAGTAAAAGCCATGCTCAACTTCCCGATTCGTGTTGTCTGAACAATATCCTTCCCGGTCTCGCTCACACTCACGTTCTCCACGTCCAAGTACTGCATCTCGGGTGGGTTGTCTGGGAATGGAAGTATTGTTGTGTTTAATTTGTATGGAAATGAACTGATCATCATCTTCCTCCACTTCTATAATTTGCATTGTTTAAAGCATCCACCACCACAGTTTCGAGTGGTGCATTGCCAATCTGAACAGGAACCACCATTCTTCCGAACCCGGCTGCCACAAGTGCATCCACCAATACTGCGGATAACTTCTCGTAATCAATCTCTGGATTGTTATTGAGTGGTGTTACCTGTGCACCTCTTGGCAGGTCAAGGAACTCGGGTCCGTACTCACCGACAAGAACCCGACCTGATTGTTCAATAATTCCACCTTCTGCAAGAGCGGGGATGGTCGGAATGTTCACGGAAGAGATTCCCGTTGCCTTGGTTACCCAATCAGGAACCGATAAATTATTTACACCATTGATGAGTGTGTTGATTGCATTTATCCAAAAATTGATGCCGTTCTTGAAGGAAGACTTTAAACCTTCCCACACATTCGAAACCAATGTGCCGAAATTCTTGAACGCATTGGATAAATCTCCACCAACATTCTCGATGACGAACTTGAAGAATCCCTTCAACCAATCAAATGCGGTGGTGAATACCGGGGATGCCCAAGCAAATAATGTCTTTAATGCCTCGAAAATCGGTGCAATACAAGCATTCAAAATCGACAGACATGGTGGAATGATAGCCTCCAACACCATAACCATCGGCTCTAATAATGCGGTAAGTAATGCGGTCATTGGTTCGAGAAGGATTGTTATCGCATCAATGACAGGGAGCAGAATCGCATTCAGAATCTCCAATAACGGAGTAAGCAATACATTCAAAAGCTCCAAAATCGGTGTCAGAATCGCTGAAATCAATGTCAGCAAGGGAGACAGCAATTGCAGAACCGCTCCGAGAATCGGTGTGATGAATTCCAACAGTTGGGAAACCAATGGAAGAACCAAAGCCAACAGATTGCCTACCACAGGGAGTACCTGCTGTATGATCTGAACAAGAATCGGGGTCAGAGTGGTCAACAGGTCCACCAACACAGGAACAATCGAGGAAACAAGGTCCGCAAGTAGTGGAATTATCTCCCCAACCGAATCAAGCAGGACAGGGAATAACTCCGTTGCCAAGTCCGCCATCGGTGGAATGAGCTTTTCAATAAAGTCACTCGCTATCGGTCCAAGCTGTTGTCCAATCTCCTGAATGGTCGGCATAAACTCGATGAGCTTTTCAATCACCTGATTCAGTACCGGGAACAATGCAGACCCGAGATTGGTTTTCAGCATTCCGAAGGATTGTTCAAGATCACTCGATAAATCCCCATAAGCCACACCCGCTTTGACCGCATCTTCTGACATGATAATGCCCAATTCATGTGACCTGTCAATTAAACCATTGAAATCATCCGCAGATTGCTCGATGAGTGGTGAAAGGGTGTATGCAATCTTTTCTCCAAACAATTCGGCAGCCGCTGCACTTCTTTCCTCGGCTGTTTCCAATGACATAATCTGATCAATCGCATCATCGAAATTCATGTCGGTTCCTTCGAGCTTTTTGGCAGCCTGTTCCATCGTGGACATTTCCACTCCACATTGCCCCGCTGCATAAGCTAATTCCTGATAGGAATCCGTGCTAATGCCCATTCGGATGGATGCCTTGTCGATTTCGTCTGCCACTTTGGAAGCATCATTTGCCATGCCTACCATTGCAGTACCCGCTCCGACAACTGCGGTTCCAATGGCAACTCCAACACCTGCTGCCACCTTCCCCGCCTTGCCAAGACCTTCCGCCATCGTGGATGCTGCCTTGTCGGTTTTCTTTAATGAATCATTTGCCTTTTCGTTGTCGATAAATATCGAACCAACCAATTTGAATATTTCAAGAGCCATTCTCTTCTCCTTTATGATGTGCCCGGTCTATTTCTGCGATGATTTCCTCCGCAGGTCTCATGTCGATGTTCTTCCCGGTCACACGGTCATAATAATCGTCAAAACTCATGTATTTTCCGAAGGTCACCATGTTTGGTAAGAGTGCCAACCATTCTCTTCGGTGATTTTCTTTCGATTCGCCCTCAATTGCCAGAATGATGAGTCTGCACAGACCTTCGATGGACAACTCTTTCATGAAGTCCAACGAGTGGTATCGTCTTAACATCAAATCCATCAACTCTATTTCATCAATTTGGCAGCCGATGTAAAAAAACTTTTCCACTTCTCCACATCAGCGATTTTCAGGACGTTCTCTAAAAATTCTGTCGGTTCCATCTGGCGGATGTCATCCTTGGGGCATTCCATGATGTTTGAGAAGAACTCATAGATGGATTCCTCGGCTTTTTTCTTGGATGCACCTTCCAAAAGAGTGAACAGCAAATCATAACCAAAGGACTCCGCTGTCAACTCTGCGATGTTATCCTTCGACATAACCAATTCTTTCAATTGGTCTTTAATTCCAACTTCATCAATCATCCGTACAAATGCAAAAATGTCTTGTGTCTGTAAATTTCTCATGGTTTCGTCCTCCTAAAATAAAAAAAAGAGTGCAGAGACAGGTTTCCCCATCGTCTGCACTCTCCTTTGGTTTTGTGTTTTGTTTATGCCGATGCAATGGAAGTATAAAGGTCTGTAACCTTCGTGAGCATCGTCAGAACATTTGCGGTCAGAGTTGCCTCGGATGTTTCCATCACGATTCTGCCCTTGACAGGTCCTCTGTCTCCATCCGCATTGATTCGTCTGTACTCTCTGGTCACAGTAAACTGTCCACCACCTCTGGTCAAAGCGATCAACTCTCCGTCAATGTAGAATTTACCCGCACCAAGCACGATTTCCGATGCACCCGGAAGAGTCGCACCGTCCACCTCTATCTTCCAAGCCTCTGCGGTGGAAGAAGATGCAGCATCCGTGTTTGTGTAGCACGAGGTAAAGGTTACCGAAGGAACCACATCGTTCTTTTCAGCGAATGTCCAATCGATATTGCCCATGTTGATTGCGTTTTCAAGAGTAATGGTCACAGCATTGCCACCCTTGGTCAAGCCTTCCCATTTTACTGTCCGAAAATCGGCAGAAGTCACAGCACCTGTTCCTGTTAATGTGTTCGTTGCCATCTGTTATACCTGCCTTTCACTTATCATAGTTTTGGATTTGAAATCTTATTTGCCGATGCCTGATTGTTTTGTCCTCTTCCCAAACATTCCGCTCGTCCATCAGATAGAATGTCGGCAAGACATTGTCCTGTGGAAGGTTCTTTGCTTGGAGCAGATTTTCAACCGAATCACAGAGATTATCAACCTGTGTGGTGGAAGTGCCTTTATCCCACACGTCAATTACAAGGACGTAGTCCTGTCTCGATAAATCCCCAAGGTCAATTCTGTCAAAGCTGAACACGATGTGCGGATATAATGCCTTTTCGTTTGCCACCTCGTGATAGACGTAGGTGGTCACCGTCTTCAATTTGGTCTGAATTAGTTTTTTAAGGTCATTAGTCCTCATCGTCATAATCTCCCTCGCTAATTAGCGACAATGCCTTTGCCTCGCTTTCGAGACCGCTCAAATATTGCGATTCAATCTCGATAATCTTCGGGATGTTCCCTTCCACCGTTTCTCGCAGAAGTCCAAGCCTTGGAATCTTGCTTGTTCCGAACTCCTGCTCGTATCCGTACACACCCTTGAATGTTGCCTTCTTCAAACCAATCTCCACTCGTGGGTATTTGGTGCTTTTGTTCGACAACACCGTGTAGGATGTGCTCCGTCCTGCATCCCCGGTCTCTCGTGCGAAGTGTGAGTAGTATTTCTTTCGGAATTCTACCTTCACGAACTTCCCGACATCCCGGAGTGCTGCTCTCGATAACTCGAACAGATAATACTGTGCAGCATCCACATTGGAAGTGTAGGTCACACCATTGCTATTGATTTTTGTGACGGATTTTGGTGCACTCATCAATCAATCCCTCGTTTACATACGATTTCAAGGTTAATTTTGTTACGGAATGTCCGCAGAACATCATAGACCTGTGCGGTTCCACCAAAGGGTGTGTATTTGACCTTCATCTGTCCATCATAATCTGCAAAGTCTGCAATGACAAACTTGATTTCAGGTTTCAAACCGATGCCCTGTGCCTGATAGAACTCGTTCTGTGATATACTTTTGACCTCTGCGAACACTTGCTTTTCTGTGGTTGTGATTATGGCATCCCCATACGAATCGGTGGTCTCGGTTTCGTTGATCAGATAAATCACATCATTAAACATCCTAAACCACCTCCGATGCGGGGTAGGTCTTGCGAAGGTTGTCCAACTGATATTGGAAGGACCTTGCGTACCTGTCAGCCTCGTTCACGTCTCTTGTGTAATATTCCATCGCATAAGTCTTGATTGCCGTTTCCACCATTTCATCGGTGCCATTGGCAACCTCTGTCTCTACACCTGCCCGAATCATTTCCTGACGGGCAGATGCAATGACATCGGTTATTTCAGCATCAAGGCGATTGTGCGAAATTCTTAACGCAAGTTTTACATCATCCACAATTGTTCTTTCAGCCATGGTCTTCTCCTTTCGCAAGGATTCAACCCTGCTTTTTCTTGGTTTTGGTATTCTTGGCAACCGCCTTCTTCGGCTCGTCCTTCTTCGGGGTTGCCTTGATTTCGATGTCCACCTTCGGAGTTTCGGTCTCGATAGTGGTGGTCAGCTTGATGTATCCGTTCTCGGAAAGAACTTTCGCCCTGTCCACACCATATTCCACCTTATCCCCTGGGTTATACCCGACATTGGTGAACTTATCGATGTATGCTTTTACAACGATTGCCTCCATACACGTCCTCCTTAAACAGCAGCAGGTTTCGTAATCTTAACGAATGCGTTACAAGCTACGGGCTCAACTGCGATGAACTCTCTGCCAAGGATTCTGACAAGGTCATATTCCATGAGAGTCTTGTCATCGAACTTGATGGTGATTCCTTCGCCTTCGGGGAAGTTAGCCAGAGCACCACGTCCAAAGTCACCGATGATTGCGTAAACATCATTCTCTGATGCGGAATCGATGGAAGGAAGTGCATTGGTCGGAACTACGGTCAGACCATCAAATACATCCTGTGCGAACTGTGCAGCCTTTCCTGCTGCCTTGTATGCAGCGATGGTAGCCGGGTTTGCTACGAAGATGTTGGTTCTGTTCTCTGCGGATAATTTGCCCATTGCTACGGTAACTGTGGAGATGGTTGCACCTGCTTTGTAGGTCTGTGCAGATACAGCATCCTCGGATGCAGAACCACTTAATGCAGCGATCTTTCCAAGGAGAATGGACTCTGCTTTTGCTGCAATTTTGTAGGTTAATTCGTCATAGATATAGCGAAGGAAGGACTCGCCTGTCATGCCGAGAACTTCATCGGATACGGAAATCCACTTCTTGATGGATTCAGGGATAAGTTTTACGATACCAAGAGTCAATTCTTCTTCGGAAACTGCTCCTGAACCTTCGTCATGAACAACTGCATCACCTGCGGAAAGCTCGAACTGAACTTTCATGTTGCCCTGAACACTAATCTTGCGAACATAAGCCATAACACCGCTGTTGAGCCAATCGGTCTTTACGATGTCATAAACCAAATCGGGAACTGCAACTTCACCTGCGTTGCCAACATTCTCGGTCAGAAGAGCTCTAACCTCTTCGTCATTTCCACTTTTGATGTACTCTGCATAAGCATTGATGTACTCTTCGGAATTTCTGTACTCTTTAACATCCTTCATTGTTTTCTCTCCTTTTCTCTGTTCGATAATGGTTACTTTTGAATCGGGAACCTTTTCTTCTTCGAGTGCCTTTGCATCGGCTTTTCTCTGTTCAAGGTCAACCAATTCAGCTTTTCTTTCGTTGAGAGCTTTGAGCTCTTCCGTCATCTGTTCCACCTCTTCAGCTGTCTTGTTTTCGGTGTTCAGCTCGGAAATTCTCGCCTCAACATCTTCAAGAGTCATGTCTTTTAATTCCATAACTTTTCTCCTTTTCGAAATTGAATTTTGCGATTGCCTCTTTCAGCCTCTTCTCTTCTGCAAGTCGCTCCGCTTTCTCCTGTTCGATGTATCCCTCAAACCGAGATCGAGTTGAAACTGATATATCTGTTCCGGGGTTAGCCGGGAAAGATACGAATGATGTGTCATATAACTTCTTGATATGACGGATGGTTCTCAAATGGGTGGTGGTGTTGTATTCTTCATCGTCCACCACGAATGCGAATGACATTTGGTCATACATTCCTGTGCGAATCTCTTCATAGGATTCTCTGGCAGCAGCTGTCTTGGATAAATCGGCAGTAACTTTCAGACCGTGTGTATCGGTGGAAAGATTCAAGGTGCCGTTCTTGGTTCGTGCATATACCGTTCCCTGATGGTCTTTCACGAAGATCACGTCACTCATGTCGGTGCCTTCGAATGCATCGGGAAGAATCTGCTCCTTGTACTGAATGCCATCCATCTCGAACAGTACATACGGTTCAAAGGTGGATGCATATCCTTCAACTAAAAAGGAAGGTTCTTCGCCTTCCTCTGCTGCTCTGATTTCAAATGATTGGAAATTTCGGTATTCTCTGTCTTCTTTATAAGGCATCGTCTGTGTCCTCACTTTCTTCGTTTTCTGAACCTTTCGGTCTGCCGACAGGATTTCCAGTACCATCATCCGTTGTACTTCCTGTCTTGGCTGTATCAAGTCTCAACACGAATTCATCTCCGCCAACATACGGAGCCATGTTGAATAACTCTCTGTATTCATTCGGGGTCATCAAACCTCTATCCACCAACTGAACCATCGAAATCTTGGTTTTGGCAGATGCATATTGCAGACGATTGGATTCATACCACACCTCTGCACCGTAGGAAATCTCCCGATCTGTGAAAATCTTGTAGGTCAATTCCAAGGATAATGCCACAAGGAATGGTTCGATGCGGGATTCATAAAATGCATCGTACTCGGATTCCGTGTAATTCGATTTGATGATTTTCTCATTCACTCCGAAATATCGGTAAATCTTGTCACGGTATGCATCCGATTCTTCTGCCGATGCGGTAACAGGTTTCAGGTTGATTTCCTTGAAGTCCTGTGTTCCGTCCAATGATGCAATTCCACCTTCGTTCTCGACATTCATGTAGTCCTTAACGAATTGGTCCTTCTGCTGTTTGAGTGTTTCCGGGGAAAGCATCGCCTTGGTGGATTTCAAAATACCACGAAGGTTTGCGGTGCTTTTGACAGCATTCTGCAATCCCTTGTCCATCGTGGAGATCACTTCCAATGTTCCCAGAAGTGGACGGTTATTCTCTCCACCAATATCTGACCACAGATAATCTCTCCGAAGAACCGCCAAGTCTTCCCACGGGAAAACCACATCCCGCATTCCGTCTCCGCTGAATTGGAACTTCACGAAGAGCCTGTCATTGTATTCCAATGCCTCGAAACTCTGAAAAGGTATCGGATAGAATCCAATCACTTTGTTCGTGCGGTCTCGGTCAATGAATACGAATGCGGTGTTCTTCACTTCCAAGATGTTACGAAGTTTAGCGAGGAAGTCTTTGCCATTCATGAATCGGTTCGGTCTTAACTGCAAAATCCTTTCCACCTTCTTGTCTGTACTTCTGGGGTTTGCCTTGGAAGTGTGCTCGGATAATGCCCGAATGCAGGTCCTCACATCATCGGAATTGTAAATGTCATTTCCGAATGCCCCGAAGTGAGACCGATAAGTGCCAAGCTCCCGGACGGTGGTGTAAGTCCTGCTCTGCTGCGGTTTTACTGATTTGAATAAATTCTGAAAGATTCCCATTGCGGTTTTCCTCATCTTATATATGTTATGTATTCGTCATAGTGCTTTACATATCCAACCCATGCATTCAGGAGGGACACCATTCCGTCAATTCTACGGTGCTTATTAAACTTGACAGGTTGTATAGTCTCAATTCCGTCCTTGTTGAGTGCCTTGACCCCGGTGTTGGCAAGACACCACCTCAACATCGGATTGTTGTTATAGTTGATTTGGTGTTCTTGGAGTGCACATCCGAGCTGCTTCATTGGTTGGGACCATGTGAATGGACCCTGTGCAATCTTTTCAAGGTCAAATCCATAGGATTCCATTTCAGCCACCCAATATCCTGCGAGTGCTCGGTCATAACACAACCAGAGTGGTCGGATGTCGTACTTTTCCACCATCTCCACAAACCACCTTGTCACCGCAGAATAATCGACCTGTGCACCTTCGTTGATTTCGAGCCATCCCTGTTCTGCCCATAATTTGTATGGCACCTGCTTTACGTCCGCACCTAACTGCTCGTCTAACTTCCGCTGTGGCAGGAAGTACTTTTGGATGACGTACACATTGTCATCATTCGGTTTCCTGATCACAAGCGATGCACAGGTCAGATCATATACACTTGACAAGTCACATCCACCAATCGCATAGGAGTGTGACAGGTAACTCATGTCATAGGTGGATTCGTTCAAAACGTATTCGAATGGCAGCCATGTGGTCGAACCACTCTGCGGAACATTGAAATCCTTAACCATGACGGTGGGTTTGAATGACGGGTCATCCTTCGCCTTCTGAACCATCTCTCGGAGATATGCTCTTGATTTGATGGTATCAAGACCGGGGTTTGCTTTTATCCACATCCGCTCATCATCCCACTCCTCTGGTGCATCAAGCTCGTAGATGAATGGAAGGAAACGTGGATTCTTCACGGAACCATTCAGGATATTCGATGCGTAGGTGTACTGTGCATCAAAGATTCCCTCTCGGACATATCCATTCGTTGTAATACAAAAAAGCAATGGTTGTTTCCTCGCTCCCATTGCCTGTTTGATTAAGTCATATATATCTCTGTTTTTTATCGCTGATAACTCGTCAATTACCGCACAATGTATGTCAAGACCGTCCATCGAATTACTGTTGGATGCCAGAGCCTTGATGAAACCGAAATTTTCGGCAAAATACAAATCGGTGGCTCGTTTTCGGATGTTAGCTGATAAGAGCGGACTCTGCTTGACCATTTTCACAGCTGCATTGAATCCCAGCTTTGCCTGATCACGCATGGTTGCCACGTTGTATATCTGCGGAGAGCCTTCCTTATCGTCCACCAAGGTGTCGATTTCCACCGCTGCGGTCTCGGTGGTCTTCCCGTTCTTCCGTCCTTCAATGATGATGCACTCGTTATACTGTCGCAGATCATTGTCATCCACGAATCCGAATAATGCTTGTAGTCTTGCTTTTTGAAACAACTCCAACTTCAAAGGTTGACCGACATTCCCAGAAGGGAGTTTGCAGAATGTCTCGATGAAGTCCGTGTGTCTTTTGGCAATCGCATGATTGAAGTGAAACTCATCCGGGGATAAGTACCGCTCCAAAAGAATCTCGCTGATTCTCCGCATCTTGTCACAAGCCACAATCTTTCCATCGACAATTTGCCCGAAGTACTGTTCGAATTCAATCAATGATGGTCCACCCAATCCAACAGGTTGGCTGATGCAGATGTGCGATTATCTTTCGGCAGCAGGTCGGTCAGATACCGAATTATCACACCGTACTGTTTTTGCACCTGCAAGTATGTGGTCATCGCTGCGGTTTGTTTGGAACCATACTGATAATTCTCGGAAACTCCTTCTTTTTTGATTCGCTCTCTCAATTCTGCCAATTGATTCTGCATGAAAACCGCATCTTCAATCATTCCACTCGCAACCTTCAAGGAATCCTCGGATAAAAGTGGAATAATCTCTTCAAGTTTGTAAACCTTTTTCTTTTTCGCCATAAGTCCTCCAAAAACCCCTAAAAAAGAGGGGTAAAAAATAGACACATACTATGAGGAAGGTCCGCCCCTACGCCC